CTCCCAGTAGAGACGACCTTTCGGGCTGGCACGGAAGAGACAGTCATCACCGTTAATCGCGATTCTTGCGCTTTTCAGTGTTAGACTTCTTCCTGTGTCATGTTCCCTTGTCATCCTGCAAATGGTGAGATTGGCGATACACAGTACTGGAAATGAGACAATTGATCCCATGAGCTGTCCCCATAACTGTGGGAGACTCTTGGTTTCGTTCTCTGGATCCTGTATTGTGTGTCCTGTTAGTGCATCTGTGTTGAGTTTTCTCAACCTTCTATCCTCGATGTGCTCTCCAATGGCCTCGGTGATTGTCTCACTGATCCATGGGTCCAAGTTGTCCGTTGCAGCCTTGTAGTCTCCACTCAGGTAGAATTCGTCTTCACGAAGTTCGCCAATGGTTTCTTCAAGATACTCAGGGGTAATTTCTTCACCTGTCAGGCGTCCTGCCTGATTTGATGAGATTTTCCTCCATAGCCACTTTTGCAGTGGTTTGAGTGCTGTATAGGTCAACACGGGTCCCTTTGAGATCACCCTCACCTTGAGGGCCTCGGCCAGAGCCACGAGTTCCACCTTCTTCTCCTCCTGCAGTGCTCCGTCCACGATCCGTTCGTAGAGCACGCGAAATCTCTCGGTGAGATTAGTATCATCAATGATCTCACCCCACACGCCGTTTCCTTCGGCGACCCCCTCGCGGATCAACATTTCTGATCCACGTAAACCTTCCAGAAGATGTTGATCTTGAATGATGTGTCCGACTGCACCACCTTGGGCACGACTCGAGAGGTAAGTGGCATTGGTTGTTGGGAAGAATGGCTGAATGGCATCTCTCCAGGTGAATTTTGATTCGCCTAAGAGTTCCTTCACCGTCCTCCGCAACTGATTACCGAATTCCTCCTGAGTTGTGACTTCGATTTCATCGGCCCACAGCTTGTCCTCCTCACTGACTATCCTCTTAAGCTCACGTTTGGACGTAAGGTCCTTGTAAGTCTTTTTGAGTGTTGTTAGGAGCAGTTCATCTGTGGCCCGATTCATCGCCCTACCGACTGTTGAGATTGTTGCAATGATCTCTTCCATTCGGCGTGGATTCCTGTCACGAACCATCTTGATCCATCTTCCCGCGCTCCCGCCTATGAGCATGCCTGGACGATCGGTTTCCGGCAACTTATCCGGGCGTGGTGGTAGTTCCTGTTCCAGCATAAATGATTTCCATGCTGCAACTTTATATTTATAGAACTCCATCCATCTTTCCTGCCCCATTGCCAGTATGCTGATCATGTGAGACTCCTCGGTTCCTTTGGGTGAAAACCCGGTGGAATCGAAACCCAGGAGCTCCAAGGTCTGCACGATCGCCTGCACATTTTCCTTCACAACCAATCCGACGCTAGTGCGCGCATCGGACTTCGGGAGGCTATCTCCTAC